CCAGACCAATACGAGCATTGAGGCCCATGTTCTGCACGCCTTTGTCGTTGGTGTAGGACGAGGCGGCCATCACCTGCCCGGGTGTGAAGGCGTCGCCCTTCTGGACGAGGGGGCGCGAGCTGATGCCCGATTTCTGATTGAAAACGAAGTTGTTGTAGAGTCCGATGTCATCCTTGGAGCCGTCCTCGTATTGGACCCGGATGGAGTCAGGCGTCACGGAGATCACGCGCCCGCCCTGCTTGGCCCTGACGGCCCCCAGGTTCTCGCCGACGATCTCATCGAATGAGCGCCCTTGGGGATCGGAGGTATCCAGGTTCTGCACCAGGGGCTCTTCGCCGTCTTGAATGGCGAGTGCTTGGTTGGCAAACCTACCGCCGTAGAATAGGCGTGGCGCCTGCACAGCAGACTGCAGGGGGATCATATTGGTATGACTCCCGAACTGCCTGGTAGCGTCGGTCAGCGCGTAATCGACGTCTGGATCATCATCAGGGATGTCCTCCAACCTGTTGTTGCGAACTACGTGCATAATTAACGTCTAGCCAACCTTGGGTTCGTTGTCACCTTCCCAGTAAGAACCTGTTCCATCACGCGCATCCGATCGGGGTCGGAGTTGAGCCAGGCTTGACTGGTGAGTTCTGGTTTCGGCGGCGTAGGTGTAACGGCCTTGTTACGTAGGAGAAAGTCGTAGACTGTGTCGCCGAGCTTGCCATAAGAGGTGCGGTAGACCCCGACGGGAGCTACGATACCCTTGGCTGTGGCCTCAGCTGAGTTTGCCTTGTTGGCTGCTGCGGTGCCCAGGTGAATACTGGTAGGTTCCGGGTTGTCCTTTGTGTGCTCCACGACTGCCCCGGCGGGTAGTGGCGGGGTCTTTGGAGCTGAGACTGCCCCGGCGGGTAGTGGCGGGGTCTTTGGAGCTGAGACTGCAGCCTTCTCAACCTGCTTACTCAACCGGCCGAGTCGATTCTGCACTAGCTTCTGCGCGACGGTGCCTTCGCCAGCGGTGGCGCTGTCGCGGTCCTTGGTGATGGTCTCGTGCATCTTGGTTTGATACTTTTGGAGCTCGGCCTTGGCCTTCTCGGTGTCGAGCTGGAGTTTTAGCGCTTGTTGCTCTTGATCCTTCTTGGCGAGCTCTGCCTGAAACTGCTGCTGTTGTTCCATCTGGGCTTGCTGGGCCGCCTGCTCCATTTGAGCCTGCGAATGCTGCGCTGCTTGCTCAGCTTGAGCGGCGGCTTGCTGAGCCTCCATGATCTGAGGGTTAGCCTCAGTCGATGTGTCGATGGATTCCACGGCAGTCTGTTGCTGCTGCATACGCATAGCCGGGTTCTGTCCGAGGGCTGGAGGCATTGGGACCGAACTTTGTGGGGCTGGTTGTGGCGCGGGGCCGGCGGCTCCAGACTTGTAGAAAGCCAACTCATCCATAAGCCCGGCGATACCAGCGATGCGCGCCTCCTTCTCGACAGGCTTACGGCGCTTGGTGCGTTCCTTCGACCCGCTGATGAGGCGACGACGTGTATCGCGGTGGATCTTACCTTTGAGGTTCTTGGAGAAGTTGAGATCGTCTACAGGGAGTTCGACCACGGTTTCGTTATCACTCGGGTCCTTGGTCGGTAGCGTGATTCTTACACGTCCTTGCGCGTCCTGATGTAGGCGCTCCTTATCTAACTTACGTCGTTGGTGCGCGGTATAGAGTATGGTGCCGAGGAGGCCAGCACCAAGTGCGCCGGCTCCTGCCCATGCTCCTTTAGGGACAGACTCAGCCCAGTTCTTTCCTGTCTCGGATTTCTCACCCGCAGACTCGATGCTTTTGGGTAGCTTGTCGGCTAAATCTTCCATGATACGATTGCCGGCCGCTTGGTTACGCACGGCGGGGGTCAGCATGGTTTTGAGAGCAGCGCCGCCTACGAGGCCAGCCTTACCGACCAACCCCGGCATGAATGGCGCAGCTGCGCCAGCGCCTGCGTTCAGTAGGAAGTCGGCGCCGGCCCAGCGGTCTGCGTCGGGATTGCCTAGCGCATAGGCACCGATAGCGCCTTTGTCTTTGTTGACCGCGAGGTCAAGGAGAGTGGGAGTGAGGGTTGCGCCGCCAATCAACTTGACGATGTCCCGGGGATTCATCGCTGACTTCTCCATAGCGAGCTTCTCAATCATGGGTATACTTAGGGATCGAGCGAGAGCCTTCGATGGCTCGTTGTGTTTCATGACTAAAGCGCGCACGGAGTCGCACTGAGTCTTGGCTTCGCGGATTACCTCAGCTACCGCCTGCTTGGCGAACTGCTGCTGCCGATGTTCCGGGAGGATACCAATGGCGTAGTAGCCCACATTCTTACCGTCCTCGGGAATCTTCTGCCATCCAACAAAGCCCACAGGCTCTGCACTGGCGGACTTCTGGACCATGTAGAGACCACCGTTGAATTGCTCCTTGCGCAAACCGTAAGGCCAGTAGCTAGGGTCCTCCTGGCGGATTTTCTCCATAATATCCTCAACGACTCGTAGGTCGCGGTTGCAGGCCGTCTTGATCATGTGTGCGATCCTACTTCATTTTCAGCGCTACGTAAAGAGGAAGCAAGCGCGCCGTCAGGGTTACTGACGGCGCGCTGATTGGTGGTTAATTCCTCAAGTAGTTGAAGCCGCTACGGCCTCATCTACTTTTACTTCCGCTTCTTTCGACGCGGTTGCCTTTACCGCGGCAGCGGGCTCCATAGCTGGGAGCGTAGCGTCAAAGACGCTGTGGGCACCGTAGGTGTTTTGCAGCCACCCAGCGACCATGTCGCCTATTACTTGCTGCGCTTCAGCTCCCCCCTCTAGATCCTTACGGACCCAGATGAAGAAACTACTCGAGTCGGGAGTCGTTCTTTGTAGGACGACTCCTTCGGGTTCGCCGTGTGGCCAGCTGATGTCCCCATCGACCTTGAGCTCCACCGTTTGGTGTAGATCGTAGTTTTGAGTCATAGCTTCCACCTCCGTGAGAGCGCGTTCGCTACCGCCTACCTTCTCCTCCACCACTTCGGGCTCGGGAGCGGTAGGCTCAGGAGTTTCAGCTACCGGCACCGGGGCGATCGTTGCCTCGTCGGTAACGGGCTCTGGCGTGGCGGTCGTTGCCTCGTCGGTAACGGGCTCTGGCGTGGTGGTCGCTTCCATAGCCTGAACGGACTCAGGACTCAGCAGGTCCGTCACCTGTGGCTTCGGCGGAGCGACGTATACCGACTCAGGGGTAGCGTGGTTGTTCACGCGGCGACCGGCCCGCATCTCGTCTCGGTATGCGCGCCGGTTGCTCAGCTCTTCGCTGAAGAACTGCCGCGCGGTTTCCGAAGCGCCTAAGGCGTGCGTCGGTATACCCTCCTGGGCCATACCTCCAAACATCTCCACGGCGGAGATGGCCATACGCCAAGCAGTGGAAATCTCCAGAGCTTTGGTGAAGGCGCAGGCAGGACTTTCAGCGGTCGCGCCTATGTTAGCGGAGCCGCCGTATAAGCGCCCGCTTAGGCTTTTACCGCCTGATCCAGCGATCTGACCCTTTTGATCATCGACCGCCAAATTGCCTGGCCGGATGTAGTATTCCCGGTTGGCGCCGAGATACTTACCATTGGCCCACGTGCGGCCGTCGGCGGGGCTGACCACTAGGGAACCCCAAGCCACTGCCTCGGGGTAGGTGTTAGCTAGCACACGGGTGACGTAAGGCACCTCACGGAAGTAGACCACTTGGGGGCCGTTTGTAGTCTCCATAGTTCGGTAGGCCGCTTGGTGACCCCCCTGAATAGCCGGAGACAAATCCTCGGGTGTCATCAGTAACATTTCAGAGACACCCTGCCCTACGCGGCGACGCAGTGCGCCAGCTACGAAGCACAGGATCTTCCCTGAGTGGTCCAGCAGCGTGAGGAACACGCCCTGGTTATTCTTCTCCAGCCGATACCTATGGTAGCGTCCGGCTTTTAGAATTGTTTTGCTGTTCCTTGAGCTTGACCCGAACAGACTTGGGTCTTCTATTGTGTGTTGTATTTGGTGTTCTTCCATATCAAGTTATTATGACGCAGGATCGGGCTTTTTTGCACCCGCTGTATCACCGCTTGATAGGCGTAGATTTACCACCATCGGGGGCTTCTGACGCACCCCGTATAGGTTATCGATAGCAACCTTAGCCGCCGCCTTACCTAACCCCGGCTTTATTACCGCCGCGTTAGTCGACCATTCGACAATCGGTAGCTTTTCGTTGTCTCTCCACTGGACAACGCGCACATAAACATAACGCTTATACTTAGTGTCGTTGACGCACAGTATGCGCCCGAACTTATCGATCCTGTGAATGTCGGATGGCACACAGGGTATAGAGACGAGACGCTGTATCAGCCTCCTGACTCTATCCCTACTGCGAAGTCCGTATACGTGCACCGGCCTGACTTCGTCAGTGCCGTTGTCACTTTTCTCAGTCACGAGGGTAGAGGTTCTTGGTAGCGATGAAGCGAGTCACGTTGAGCACCACACCCTCACCTACGCGAGCCGGGATGTCCTTGCTGCTGTCATCGAGGTAGAAAGGCTGCTTGAACTCACGGTATGTATATTTCTCGTTAATCTTTTTGTCGCCTGCGACAATGCAGACCTGGTGGCCAACCTCGATGGCGTCGACGATCTTGTCGATAACCTTCTTGGTCGCGTCAGTTCCGAGGTAGGAAGCGACTGTGCGCTCGACAGCATCAGCTGTGCGGCGACTGAGCTTGACGGCCTTAGCGGTTGCCTTATCGACAACGGGTTCTTCCTTTTTGGATTCAGGCTCTGGAGCAGGTTCAGGCTTCTCAGCGACTACAACCGGTGTGGGCTTTTCCTTTTTGGGTTCCTCAACCTTAGGCTCTTCAGTTTTGGGCTCTTCCACTGCTGGAGTCTCTTCTTTGCTCTCCTCGATAGGGCTAGCTGCCTTGGTGGTAGTCTTCTTGGTGGTGCGTCGTTTCTTGGTTGCCATGTTATTATGTTGTTGTTTACCGAATCTTTACGTTCAGCCCCGCTTGGAAGTCCGTAACTTTATGAAGCTTAACGTCCTGCTCGGTGCAGGTAAAGGCGAAAGGATCGTCCGGGTTACCGGCTTTGAAGTGGGAGCGCTTCTTCACGTCCTTCCAGTGCGCGTCGTAATCGGCGTCATCCATAGGCTCGGCACAGACGCCTTCGCCGACCTTCGGGTAGATCTCGCGCATGTCCCCAAACTTGAACTCGTCTCCGTCAACCTTGGTTCCTTGGTTCCTTGGCTTCTCCCATCGCTGCCACAGCCGGATGGCAACCTCGGCTGCCTTCTGGGGTTCGAGCGGAGCATAAACAAAATACTCGCGTTCATCCGGGTGGACCTGGAACTTACTGTTGTAGATCAACAGGGTGACGATATAAGGGGCCTGGGCTCTCACCAGCTCCTCCCGGACAGCGTCGCCTTCCTGACCGTCCTTGTCATACTTACCGACGCGGGCCGGTCCTTTGTAATACACGTTACGGCACCATGCCGCCGAGAGGCGCTGGGGTATCTCCTCCTTCAAAGGTCTCCCCATGTGGTCGTAAAGTGCTACTCGTTTCTGGTTTGGGTTCTGGCTCATACGCAGGTTAGTCCGCACTCTTTTGCCCCTTAAGTCAACCGGTTTCTGCGCCTGAGGGGGAGGCATGCAAAATAAAAAAGTAACCAAAACGCGTATGGTAAAAAAAGTGAGACCCCACTTTTCTCGCAACCGCATGGTAGTCAGACGGTTACGAGAAATTTAGGGGGCTCAGAAATGCACTATTCTCGTAAACGTAAAGGTCTCAGAATCTAGAGAGGTTCTGACATTTCTGAGATTTTCAACTCTCGGGCAGCTCAACCGCGTTCTTCACCTCAAGATCGTCGAACTTGCCATCTTGTAGCTTCAGTGAGTGAGCGTATCGCCTAGTAGGTAGATCCAACTTCGCGCTGATGTATTGCTTCGCTCTGGGGATCGCTCCCTTGGCCGGCTTGGGTATCGGTATCGGACTCAGCACCTTGAGTCGTTGTATATAGATGCCTTCTTCAGCCTCATCCGGGTGCACAGCGAGGGATCCTCCGATGCTCTCGTAATTCGGCCCCCTATAGGAGCTGGTCCCTGCTTCGCGCTGAGCTAGGGCTGTGACTCTCGACGCAATCAGCTGGTCTCTGGCCGTGAGGATGTCCGCTGTGGACACGTCAGGATCGTTCTCGCTCAGCAGGTCAGCCTCGTCGGCCTCGCGCAGTATGTCGACGTCAGCCTGCTGCATTGCTGGGTAGTCATCCAGCGTGAGCAGCTCCGCCTTGATGTTTCGTTTCTCTCCGCTCGAACCCTTGTATCCCTTGATGTGGATCTCAGTCCCTGGGGCGGCCTTAGCTAGTGTGTTCTTGATGTCGTCTATGTTTTTCATGTGTGTAGTGGGTATATAATAAAAGAGCCCACCCCATGCAGGGGTAGGCTCTAGATTTTGTTATGGGGTGATTCTTACGTGCGGATTACTCCGCCAGCGCCGTCGTTCTCTCCTGTTTCCTCGGCAGCCTCTTGGGCTGCTATGTCTTCATCTCCCTCAAGGACAGGGGACTTGTTGCCCTCGTCGGTGAGAAAGGCATCAACAGGGTCGGTGTCTTCGGTGTCGAGCTCGTCGCCGGCGTAGTCCTCGCCTTCGGCGTCGTCCGTCATGCTGCCGTTTACGTCTGAGGTAAGGGCGGACTCGAACGAGGGGATCCCGGGTTGTTGATCGGTGAGGCTGGCGAGCTCCATAAAGTTGGGGTTCAGCGTTGCGCTCTTCTCCAGAATCTGAGGACGGAAGAACGACAGCTGCATCAAGGATGCGACTCCAGCGAATTTCTCGAGGCTCTCTTCGTCGTGACCGAGCACCTGACCGTAGAGGCTAGGGGCCATCTCCTGGAACTCAGCTGCTGCGATGGCTGCCGCGATTGGACGGAGGCGGGCTGACTTACAGATCATCGCCGCGGCCAGAGCCATGTTGGGGACGTCCAGCTTCTCGCTTGATGCCTGTTTGGTGAGCTCTTCGACTGCTGGGATACCGCCATCCTTAAGTGTCTGCTCGATACCGGTAATGCCATCGCTGGCTGCCTTATGAAGTAGGTCAGCGGTGATGCAATAATTGGCGGACTTCTCGTGGCCCATTTGGGCTACAGTCATTAGCAGAAACTCGTATGCGGCATCCTCGATGTCGCTTTCCTGTCTCATGTGGAGAGCTGCGGTCTTAACGACATCCTCATCTTCATCCATAGGTGAAACGACACCGGTAGCAGATACCTGGCGGACGCGTTTAGGGAATTTGGACTTGGTCTTTTTGACGGTAGGGAAGGTCTTGTTCAGGGCCGCGTAAGCAACTCCACCCGAGGCGAGAGCAGCTAGGAGCGGAACAGCTACCGGGAAAGCAGTGACCAGATCGTAGAAGTTCATCTTGGCTGCTGACTTCTCCACCTCCTTGTCGGCCATAGCTATAGCTTCGCCTTGGGCTTCGTCGAGCATGCTGTGGCGCTTCTTCTTCTGGAGGTAGTTGTAGACCGCTTGGGTCAGAGCGTAGGCACCGCCGGCGGATAGGATACCACCGGAAACAGCTAGACCAGGAGCGAGCCAGCGGTTGACGCCGCCTTCGGTAGCAGCGGCCTTGTTGATGGCGGGGATGTAGAGGGTGTCGTCATTCAAGCGAGACTGGTCGTCCAGTTCGTTCTCCTGCTTCATGGACTTCAGGTAGTTGACCAGAGCCACAAGTGCACCAGCGCCACCACCGATGGCTAGACCACCAGTTGCGAGGTTCTTGATCAGCTCCGATCCCCGAGCGTCCTGTTTGGCTGCGAGTTCGTCAGGCGACAGCACTCCAGTGATGCCGGACCTGAGCTTGCGGGCGGTTGATTCGATGAGGTTCTGTGACATGATTTATGCGAGTTGTTGGTATTCTATTTCAGAGTATTCGAGGAGCATTGACCAGCCGCCGCGGTAAGCCTGATACTCAGCGCGCTCGATGGCATACTCCGGCGCGGCGGTGGAGGCTGCGGACCGCTTGATGCGGTTGTATTCTTCCAGCTGTTTCTCGTCTCCGAAATCAAAGATCTTGGTGGTAGGGCGAACAAAGCGAACCGACTCAGGGGATACGAGTATCTGGTCGCGGATGGAGGGTCTAGGTCCCCAAGCTCCACTGGAGCGAGCGGGTGCGGGAGTTTCTGCTTCCTCGGGTTCCTCTTCTTTCTCGGGGATCTTTTTCTCGAGGCGATCGGCCGTGTCGAAGAGTGCTGGGTTAGCCGGAGTTGCATTTAGCTTCTCCGCGACTGACGCGGACTTCTCCATGATGTCCTCGGCTTCTGACAGCAGCAGAGCTTCAGCCTCTGTGGCTGACATCTCTCTGGATTTCTTACCCTCAGACATCGTAGCGCTCCTCCTTACCTGCGTCGGTCATGACTCCCTCGGAGCCCATGTCCTCTTGGATTTCCATCTTCAGTTGTTTGTAGGCGCGGATCTTCTCAAGCAGCGCCGCGTTCTCAGACGAGGTCTGATTCGCATTACGGGAGAGCAGGAAAGCTATGGAGCCTAACGCGGCGCCACTCAGGGCGCCACCGGCTGTAATAGTCTTCAGCATGTTGCCGCCGGCGCGATCGTGAAGCATGCTGACAGCGGGTAGAAGGGGAGCGGCCGACTTCTCGAAGTTCGTGCGGCCAAGGGCTCGGAGGACACAGTCGGTGAACTTATGGTAGGAGGTGTGCCAGTCGGCAGACTTGACCAAACTGGAGAACAATCTGGCCTCCGGGCACTTGGTGTCCTCTGCCGCCTCAAAGGCTGCGCAGGCGATCTTGGCGAGTTCACGGTGGAATGGTTCAGCCTCCGCTGTGTTCATCACATCGGCTTCAGCCTTACGCCTGATCAGCTCGTCCTTGTTGATGCCGAGTCCGGTGGCAGCCATGGCTGCTCCCATACGGAAAAATGGATCTTCTTGTTTGCTCATGATTTAGAGGTAGTTGGTGATCGAGACCTGGCCTTGACCGTTGCGTTTGAGTTTAGGGTTTCTGGAACCGACCATGCCGCCGACAATACCACCGGCAATCATTGGCAGCAAGCCTTTGGCGCCGAGGAAGCGCATGACCAGCATACCCGCGCCAGCTCCTAGTCCGGTCTTCACTAGGTCGTAGAGTTTGCTTTGGTCGTTGTTGGAAAGTTGAGTGATAGCCCGGAGGAGCTGCTGACGCTCGTAGCCGGTAAGCTGGCTGTCAGCACGGAGAGCTTCAATGAGCTCCATGGTCATGGAGTCAGCGGATGAGGCCTGCTTATCGAGTCGGGCTGCGCGTTGGTTGTAGTTGCGCTGCATCAGGGCTGTGCCACCGGCACCGAGCCCTCCCGCAAGCAGCGAGAGTAGTAGAGCCTTCTTCTTGGACGAACCCATCATGTAGCTCCCGACACCACCTGCGAGGGCTGCGAGTAGACCAGCTGTACCTACGGCCTTACCTTGCGAGGATGTTCCCCAGTTGTAGCCGCGGCGTAGAAAGTTTGCGATACCCTCGTTGAGCTCCTCGCCTGACGTCTTAGGTCGGCGCTGGAGCGGAGCATATTGACTCTTCATCGCCTCCTCGAAATTACCGAGGCGGTGTTGTTTGTCGAAAGTGTTCTTGTATTGGCCTTCGTCCATATTGACGCGAGACATCTCCGGCCCCAAGCCTAGACCTGCTTCCGGGTGCGCGAACGAGACGGATCCGTCATCCTCTTTGCGGAAGTCGCTAACCTTGCCACGCAGGTGCTGCGGGACATACTCAGGGACTAGACCGTTGGCGCTCATCGAACACCTCCAGATCCATTACCAATGTGCGGCACGTTCTGCCCTGGATACTGGGAGACGCCGTTGTTGGCGTCGAAATCGTTCTCGGACTGAGTGTTCTTGCCGGCCTCTTTGTGCTTGTGATCAAAGCCTACAGACGGGGCTTTCTTCTCGCCCTTCCCGGGTGAGTTTAGCTCCTTCAAGGCTTCATCACGCAGCTTGCGAATGTAGTCCGGTGTTTTGCCTGGGCGTAGGGTACTGTCCTTCACGACGCGATAATACACTTATTGACCGCCACCCGCAATCATTTGTCCGACCTGTTGACGACCGGCTGATGCTGCCTGCCCGCGCATCGTATCCATAGCTTCCTTCGCGGCCGCGTAGAGCGTGGGGTTGATGGCCTCGGCATTCTGCATTTCCTTGCGGTGAGAGTTCGGCTGCTGCTCGTGCATCTGAAGCCACTGCATAGCGATTTCCTGAGCACGCTGCTGCACCATGGACGGGTCTGCGTTGGAATCGACCGAGTAGTCGAGACCTCCGCCTCCGCCGGCTGGGGCACCTCCACCTCCACCTCCGCCTTGTTGGGCTTGCTGCATGCCTTGCTCGGCTGCGGCCATCGCCATATCGGCCATAGAGCCCTGGGAGCGTTCTTTCTCAAAGGCAGCCGCTGCTTCCTCCGCTTGACGCTGGATTGCCTGGTCCTCTTGGATAGCCTGCATTGCTGCCTCTTCCGGGTCTCCCACGCCGATGTCGGGGTAGACATCCTTCCGCGGAATCTCGCGGTTGGCGGCCAGCTGCATGCGGAGTTGCATCCACTCAGCGTTGTAGGCCATAGCAGGACGGGCAAGACGAACTTCGATCTCCTCGGAGTCGAATGCTCGCTGCACTGTGCGCGCTATAAATTTGAGTAGCCCGTTGAGTTGGGCGTAAAGCCATTCGTAGTGGCGCTCGAACATACGGATCGAGTTGGGGAGTTGCTGGACGTTGATAGAGCCGCGGAATAGCTCCCGCGGGAATCCTAGCCCGTCGAATAGGCTCTCGGTGTAAGCATCGACGACGTCGTGCAACACCATGGCTTTCCCCTGACCTCCATACTCCTGCAGTTCAGCAGAGAGCGGGATGGCGTGGATAGCCGTGGGATCCTTGCGTCGCGTGGCTATCATGTTCTTCATCTCCTGCTTCCACTTGGCCAGCATCGTATTCATGATGCCGTCGTTGATCGCTCCACCAGCTGACGGGGTGAACACGCGGAACGGGAGAAGGAAATCCTGAGCCACAGCAAAGTCGGCCTTGCGGTAGATCTGCAGCTGGTAAAGTGAATCATAGTGCATAAGCACCTCGGGGACAGACCAGCCGGAGTCCGAGATACCAGTGGCCGTGGGAGACTTAAAGTGAAATACCTCACCTTTGCGGAACCTGAAGTCCATACTCTTAGAGACCGCTTCGAGCAGGCCGCGTGGGGTATTGTTGATCTCGTGTAGTTTGTTCTTCTTGATCCGCGACTCCATGTCGGGGGGGATACGGTAGATGTATTCGGTGGTGTCCGCGTGATGCGGGGTGTCCAGCTCCACGTAACGGGGATCGAGAAAAATGACGGAGAACCTATCCGGGGCGCTCGATGGCTTATCCCGGAACTCCAACTCCACCTTGGGTAGGTTGGACATCTTGCGTTCCTCTTTTGGAAGATCTGCGGCTGCAGCTAGGTCAGGAACCTTGTAGGTCATCTTATGCCAGTCGTATTCGACGAGATGATCAGGGAACTTATCCAGAGCGATCGCTCGATACTTACCGTCTCGCTGATCGATCAACCAGCGGTCGAAGGGCTCAACGACGCGGATGAACCCGTTACCGTAGATCGCCCACTCCTGCCCTGCTTGCTGCATCTTACTGAAGATGTTCAGGGTCTCGCGCAAGAGGGTGGCCAGCTTCTTCTGTTGGTCCTTGTCGCCTCGCTGCGGGAAGTCGATGTCAGTAATGAAGTAGGAGACAATACGATTCGTCACGGCCCCGTATGTCCGGTTCATCCTATACAGATAAAGGCATAGATCCAACGTGGACCTGATGTCCGAAGGGAATGAATCCGTGGACGGAAGCAAAAATGGGTCGCCGAATTTACTCGGTCCCCGCATGAACGATGAGTTGATAATGGCCATAGGTCAGATTTTATCAGCCTTCCCTGGGGATGTCGAAGCTTTCAGACGGGTCTGGTTCGGGTCGGCCTCCCACAGCGTCCGCTGCTTTATGAAGCGACGCGGACTTCTCGCCTTCGACGATTGGTTCGCCGTCTTCGTCGACAGAGTTGCTCGCTTTACCCGACACCGTAGATGGCGCCCCTTCCTTTAGTTTTCCTTCTTTTTGCACAGTAGGCGGAGTCTGTGGAAGAAAGCACAACAAGTCAATACCGACGTGCGGGTAGAGGGGCATAGGCGGAGTGAGGCAAGTCACCTTGGCTTTGGGATACGCCGCTTGACCCTGAGTGCTACCATGAGGGACGAAGCTGATCGACACTTCCGAGCCCGGGATGGGTGAGAATGCCGCCTCCTTGGATCTGAGCATGACCAATATCATGTTCTTCTCGTTGTGGATGTTGGACGGTTCGACGTTGCACCAGTTCACCGCGTTGCTCACCACCCCAAACTTGGGTATGTGATAGAGCAGCTTAAGGCTGCGCTTGTTACGCTCGTCGATGAACTTAGCCACAGCCATAAGCTCGTCTTCGTTATCGGTTCCCAGGATCCTGGCCAGCACCGGTGGCAGCGTAGGGCTGACAGCTGCTGTAGTTATAGGTAGCGCTGGGTTCGCAGTGGTATTACGCTGATATTGATCGAGAGCGTCGCGCTCTTCCCGCCGCTCTCTCTCGTCGTCCTCGTTGAAGAGCATGGATTCATCACCTTCCCGTAGACGGTTAACAATGTCGGCATCTGCGTCGCCGGGTGGTCTGGGGCGGGCGTCGTCTATCGCGCTGCCTCCTCCTTTTGGTGGGGAAGTGCGACTTGAGTGGGTGGTCATAGTGGTGATTAGTTATGTTCGTTTGTTGGATTCTCGGTGGAGGTCTTTGAATATCTTATCGGTTTCCTTATGCACGTTGTGGACTAGCCTCGCGGCGGTTTCAGGAGTCAGGAGCTTCTCAGTCACCGGTTTGCCTCTGGCGTCGGTGTAGCGAATGAATGTGCGGTCGTCATCTATGAACACAACCAGCTGTGGTGGGGTGTATCGCTTGTCCGCTGCGGCCAAGTATGGAGCCGGCGAAAGATTGATCGCGAGTGAGCTCGGTAAGTCGCGGTTGGTGAAGTTCACGACAAATGAGCCGTATAGGTCATAGGCCCCAAGGGCGTAGTAGACGATCGACTTGGCGCAGTCCGTGGCCATTTCCATAGCCTCCGGAAAGTTGGCGGCGTTGTGCCAGCCGGTGACGCACTCAGAGAACGTCTTACCGTCCTGCTTGCCGAGGACGTGGTATACCGGCTGCCCGGTAGCCTTGCAGATGGTCTCAACCCACCGCACCTTAAGGCGTCCGGTATAGGGGTTCTTCTTGGATATCAGGCGCGCAGCAGTAGCTCGACTACAGCCAAGCAAACCCTTCACCGCTTGGATGCGGTTCGACTTCCCGTGCAAAAATCGCTCTAGGTAGCGCAGAGCCACGGGGGTCCCAGTCGACGGAGCCTTCTTGCGAGTGCGCACCCTCTTGGGAATTTTTGAGTATCCTAGTTCAGCTAGGACAGGCATTATTTTTCGTCACCACGGACGCTCAGGTAGAAGCCAGTTATATTGTTCTCGCGGCGCTCGTCTTGGGTGCGGTGCGCGTTTGTGAGACGGGTGCGGCGCTCATCTTCGATGTGGTCGACAGAGTTGTCGAAGCCAGCGTGACGGGCTGTGCGGATGTCTTCGGCGGATGGTAGGTCTTGGTTGCTCATGGTGTTTTTAGTCTGGTAGTTTAAGGGTCTTACCCCGTAGTTGACTGGGGTTTACCCACTCATTCTTACCTGTTCGCTCGTTACGAAGCAACTGATAAATTTTACCATCTGACCCAATCCTGGCCCCGTGCGCGAGTCTCACATCGATACCAGCCTTCTCGGAGTTACCAGACCAGTGCCCATAACCATTCCCTCTGCGGGTGAATATCATACCACCTGGAACTGTGACGCAGAACACATCGTCTTCGTAGTGTTCCTTATACCACCCATTGTGATCAGGCGTAATGGACTGACGCGAGGTAAGCTTCAGTCTTGAGACAACCCAGTTCGTCGATTTGACGTGTTCCCTACTGTCGGGCTTCTCGCAAAATGATACCGGGGCACCTAAGGATACCAGTAACCGCTCTACCGTGCGCGCGAATCTCTTACTGGTGGAGACAAACGACGCCCACACCAACAAGTCACGTGCATCGTTTGTCTCCACTAGCGCCTGCCACACGGACTCCCTGACTTCGAGGTTCTGTCTTAGGACGTATTCAGGTAAATGTTTGGCCGCAGCCTTCCCAAATTGACGCAGGTATTTCGTGATACCGGGGTGGGAGATCACGAAGTCCCCGGTGGGGAAGTCAGACTTTCGGTTTCTGTCTGGGGTGCTTGTGTGTTCCCAGTCCAATCCTAGTAGGTCGAGCACCTCGCAGATACCCTTGTAAGCTGGGCTGATCTTGTGGTGCGTGATTCGGATCTGGTGGTCTTTATTAGGTGTGTGGCCATCCGCCATCCAGTAGGCCAATAACTTACACCAAGGACCCATAGGGAACTCACACCCCTCGACCCCCGTGAACGTCTCGTCCCCTGCGAACAGGATAGGGTTGTGAGCCATCTCGAAATTCACAGCGCGGTCGAAGATGTCCTCAGCAAACCTCATCTGCCAGTGGCGGCCTGGAACGTCACGATTGTCCGTATCCCTGGACCAGATGCGATGCGTGGGAGTCACGAGGAAATCTACGAACTTCGTCTTCACTCCTATCAACTCGCCCTTGAACGGGTAGCTGTGAACCTTCTCCGGGTGATGGAACTCCAGACAACCATCTATGTTACACGCCAGGCGGTGCTCCATCGTTACTTCGGGGGCCGGAATCCACCCTAAATCACTAAGTATCATAGTCTCGCGGTCGTTACTCTCCGGTCCGGCGATCGGATCAATGAACCCGAACTGGGTGGCGGACACAGCCTGCATCGCTTCAGTCACCGCGTTGGGGTCGCCAATACCACCAGGCCCCATCTTAGTGATGCGGCGCTTCTGCTCTAGGATGTGCATGGGGTTGATCTCCTCGAGCGCTGGGACCAATGGGTTACTCTTGATAAAGCCGGTTGTGTATTCACCGAACGCTCCTGCCCCCATGGGCGCGAGGTTCCTGGCGCGGCTGAGCCTGCCCATCATTTGACGTAGGGTGCGGCCATGGTCCAGTTTGACACGCTCGGCCATGAGTCGATCGACCGTATACACCCGGTCATTCGGCAGGGAATCCCGGTCATCGGGATCGGCGAGTCCACGGTTCACAGCCAGCAGCTTCTCAGTGGCCGCTAGGAGTCCGTCGAGCCCCACCGGTGCATAGGCCTCGTGCTCGTCCTCGTCCGCTAGGTAGCTGTGATGCTCTCGGGCCTTGGGTGCTGGCGGTTTGGATGCGGGCGGTATGGCGGTAGGCTTACCCTCCGCATACTCGATCTTTGCTCCTGCTGGTGGTCGGTTGATCATCTGGTAGCGTAGGATGCCCACAGCATGGCGATGGGCGCCAGGCATAGGTTGACAATGAATGTGGCTTTGGGGTTCGCGTTTTTACCGAACTCGGCAGAGTTGAAGCGGGTGGCATATAAGGCCCACAGTAGAGCAAAGGCGATATAGATTAGGCAAGGGATCATGACTTAAGATCTTCAGGTTTGATGTATCCGTCCAGCGCGAACTGCATGAGTTTTCCTGGGCCTGGTAGATCTTCGCCTACCTCGGCTCCTCGATCTTTAGCGACGCGCTTGAGACGCTCGCGTTGAGTGTCATCGAAGTCGTGTCGGTTCATATACCACTTCACGTATTCCTTACGGCGGTAGGCTTCCATCTGAGTCTTGAACTCTTCCCGGGCACCTTCGGGTAGCATCTTCACCGGGTCGATTGCCCAGTTCATCAGAGCGTAGGCCCGGCGTGGTGTTGGGTTCTGCTTGAACTGGGACCCATGGCGGGCCTTGAATCCCTTCCATCGTTTGATCTGTTTCTCGTCGGTATCGCCGCGGCGGCCGGTGGAGTAGTTATCGAACCACTGGAGCCAACCTTTCTCGTCGGTGCCGTCCATCCAATGCTCAGGCCATGAGCGCATGGATGCCAGCTGAGGGCCGGAGTTTCCGTAGATGGCGTTGTAGGACTCCTTGAGTTCTTCAGGGCTGAGGTCGGGTTCGAATGACGCGCGCTTGGTCAGCGGTATGTCGAATGATTCCCACTGGCTCCATACCTGATCGGGTGTGAGGTCTGGGGAGAATGCCTCGCTCGCCGACTTGTCGAACGCCATAGCAGCGTCGATCCCTACGCCCTGAACGCGCCACGAGGCGGCCTTCTCCTGACTGTAGAGGTTGGGGAGGTTCTGTTTCATGATGTTCTCGGCCACCTGGGCTCGGTCGAACGCTGCGCGGATCTCCTGAATCTTCTCGGACGGGTCACGGCTCTCGTCGCGCTCCCACTTAGGGACAGCCTTACGGTAGAGACGATCGAGCGTGTGCCTGGAATACTTCTCCTTGTTGGACTCGAGGATCTCAGGTCCCCACCGGCGTGACAGCTCTTCATCCGACACGCCGAGGTCTCGGAACACCGAGTAGGCATGCAAGTCAGAGCTTCCCACCTTCAGGCGGTATTGAGCAGTGGATGGATCAAATGAGACGCGCATGGCAGATCCTGTACCGGGGCGTGTGTTGATGTGAGTCTCGAGCTCGCCGTTCTCCCGGCGTCTGGTGTAGACACCTGGAAGCAAGCGGGACTGCATCACTGGGCTGAACTCGCTGCCGTTATCAATGAAAGTGTTACGCTCGGTCAGGTAGGGCACCTTAGCCAGCGTGAAGTCTTTGCGCTCGTCGAGGACCTCGTTGGTCTCCTCGTCCACGAGTCGAACTGTGCCGCGCAGCCGGCGCGCCAGCATGCGGTCGTTGAGCAGAGCTTCGTTCTGCTGCTGCTTGGTAAAGTGCTTGGGGCCTACATACTTCAAGTCCTTCAGCTCCATGCGTACGCCGTTGTAGGCATAGCCGTTGACGTAGCGCTGAACTGAGTTGAGGACGGAGTCTTCAATGTCCTTGCGCACGGCTCCGGAGTCCTCCGGGTCGCGTAGTGTCACTCCTGGGGGAGGTTCTGGTAATTCATCGATAGGTCCCTGCACGGGGCTACTCCTACCATTTTGTGCGTTTGATTGCAATGCGTGTATGGGGTAAAATAAGGGGTGCTACAACTTTGTAGCACCCCTTACGTGTTTATGATCGGTTCAGGTATGACTCCAAGAAGTCATGCTTCTCGTCGTCGGGGGTCTCGCAGTATTGCAGCACCTGCTGCAGGTCGGCTTCAGCTTGCGCAGCCTTCACGGCCAGGCGGTCGAATGATTCCTTTGGTACCTCTTCGGGGCGTCGGATCACCTGCAGCGGTTTGCTGGTGGTGGCCTTTACCCAGTCGAGGATGCCGTCGTTAAACATCTTCCTGACGCGCGCCATCACAGTGGAAGGCTCTGCCGAGCATTCCTCCGCGAGGGCTTCCAGGTCGAAGTTCCACCATCCATCCTTCTCCACAGCGATGTCGTAGATGTGATCCCGGGTCTCTCGCTGCGTCGGCGTCATGGACGTGATGTTCTCGGCAAACCTCACGCGCTGCTGACGAGCCGCCTTTTCGTCGTGAGCAAAGATGCGTTCACCTAGGCAGAACGTCATGATCGCTTGGACGGCAAACACGTCGACTCCAGCCTTGTTGGCTATCTCGTCGCGCTTCGCCATGATCGGCCCTCTCGGTCCTTCACGCATGGACTCGGCTGCCTTGAAGAACGCCTTGACGTCGGCGGGCGTGGGGTTACCGCACCTGATGAAGTGCCGGCGTGTGCGTATGCCCTCTGGGGTTGGGATTATCGTACAGCGGGAATCCTTCCCGTCCCGGCCGGCTCTGCCGCAGTTGTGCGTTAGTAGTCCGTCAACTACCAACTGGTGTCCAGGGTCTACACGCCAGTTGTAAACTATGCCTTCGTAGTCTAACGCTTGCACTTCCGTCACGACGTCCACCAACCACTCCTTACCTTCGGTTACGAACTTCACTTTACGAGACTTGCGCTGCGCAGTCATATCTTGTCCGGCGTTGGGCTGTCTAGTTGGTAGCCAATCCTTACAAGAATAAGGGGATAAGCAATCCCTCAACTTCTCATACTTCTCCGTAGAGGACACTAGCAGAGAGTAACCATGATCTACTGCGGAAATCATGACATCCCGCTTACACAGGTAATCTTCAGGATAACACGATGACGGTATAGACAACCCACGCAGCATCATAGCCACGTCAGACAAGTAAGACCAGCCAGCTGAGTGGAACCTTACACTGTATCTGCCATTGGATATAGACCCGTCACCGTCGATAACGCCAGCCAGGTAAGCTGACCTAATGGATTCGGACTCCAACCGCAACCAAGGCGGAACACTGACGGTGTAAGTTTTGTCCACAGACGTAACCCCGGCCTTATTGCATAGGTGCACCAATATAGGACTAGAACACTCTGCATTGTAAAGCGGCAGCTTTGCCAGTGAGTTACTCTCATTAGGCTCCCTCACGCTCCTGTAGACGTGTAACCCTAGTGACTCACACACACGTGAAAACTTGTCCACGATTTCCACATTAGTGTTACCTAACCTCACGCACCAAGCCCCATAACCAGCAGCGCCATCTTTAGGTTTATAGCGTTGTATGTTACCGTCAGTAGCCATTATACCCATGAACCAAGCCAGGTCCTCGTTAAAGAACTCCGGCAGTATGATAACATTACTGCTTCTGGTTTTGTAATGTATCACAGAATCCCACAGTCGCTGAAGTGGTAGACCAGCCGCCGAGCAAGCCGTTACCCAGCATCTCAGTTTCCCGCGCTTTTTGTTTTTATAATCGTTGTAGTCGTAGTCACGCTTGAGGCCGAATATATCACTCACGTCTCGCGCAGATAACGCACGCCGGACATCGACCATCAGCGATGGGTCGACCTTGACGTATACATCCTCTGGGCAGTCCAGTAACATACTGGCCAGTCTGTTATAAGTAACCACCACGGGCGTCAGATTCTCCTTAGCTAGCAACTTGTCCCCCGAGACCAAACTACCCGCAGGCACCTCGACTAAGAAGTCGTCACGTAGCACGTAGACTGGGTGATTGGGAGTCACCCTCATAGTGCTGCCCAGCTTGGTCCGTATCTCCATCAGTTGACTTGCTTCGTTTTTCATAACTTCGGTGGTCTCCGCCTCCGAAGTATTACCGGATGAAAAGCAGAAGTCCACCATTTTCTCGCCCAGCCCAACCTCCGATGCAAGTTTTGATCCAAAGCTGGTAGAGATCATAGATGCGGGGTGCACGCACTCTTGCGCCAGAGCCACTAGATCCCCCGGAATATCGAAGTGTATCACGTTCCGGATGTCGGGCTTGTCTACCCCCATACCGAATGCGTTGGTGGCCACAATGATCCCGTCCGGGTCCTCCATGAACTTGTCCTGGTTGTAGCGCCTATCCTGTTGCTTCATCCCCCCGTGGTAGAGGTATACGGAACGG